TTTTATCTCCCAACGCTTTAATGATTTCTTCTTGTGTCATTTTGTTTAAAATTTGTTTAATAATTGTTTTAACATTTCCGTTGTTTGAGTGTCATCTGACGGCTCTTCTTTATTCTCAAGTGATTGCTCGGCTTGTTTATTGTTACTAACTAATCCAGTTGCGGAATTACTTCCAAATACAACCAAACTAGCCTCTTTTACGTTCTTTGCCTCTTTAATGATAAAGTAGTAGTGTATGTACTCAAAATCTTCTTTATTGGCTATAAATTGCAAATAGTCATCATAGTTCTTTTTTTCGGTTGCATCTTCAGGTGCATTGCTATCCATTGCTAATAAAATAGTAACGTATTGCATACGCACACTACCCTCTATTGCATCGCCACTATCTAACCATTCCTTAACTACTTCGTCTTTAATTTTGTCTTTAGCTACTTTGTATATTAAAACCTCAGTATCTCCATCGTATGGTTTTCCAATTAAAGCAAATGGGACTTTAGCAGTAAATATTTCAATGTGTTCTTTTCTAACAACTACTGATTTAACCTCTAAGTCGTGGTCTAAAATTAAATAGTTTTTACCTTGTTGCTCTGAAATAGATTTTTTCCAAATTCCGTCTAAATGTAAATCATCGTGGCTATCTAAAATACGTGTTGAATTAACCGCAATGTAATAGAAGTTATCATCTATTTTAATTCCTTTTAATTGGTCAGAAAACTTTAATAAATCCAAAGATTTACAAGTAACTGAAACGCCTTTATCACAAGACTTTTGAATTAAAGACTTTTTGCTTTCAATAAGAAAATCTTTGTTATCTCTTAATTCCTTAAACAACTCTTCTTTAGTTGCAAAAGTTTTATCGCTAAAATAGTGTGACTTTATCATTTCTTAATTTCTTTTTTGTATTTAATCGCTTTTAACTTCTTATTCATTTTATCTATAGCCTCTTTTTTAAGTTGCTCTTCAATTTCCTTTTGTGATAACTTTGTACTCATAACCCTAACTTTGTTTTAAATTCATCACTCATTTTTTTAGCGTCAATTGGTGTTAAAGTTTGATTTTCTAAACCTAATTTAATTGCGTTTTGCATTTCGGTAAACGATTTAATTTTATCATTAACAACCGATTGCATACACGCTAAATGGTCGTAACTTGCTATTAACTTTTCTCCTCGTTCAAACAATCCCCATTGACTTGTTAAACTATTCATCGTGTTTTTTGCAGTCGTTTGTATTGAGTTTTGAATGTAACTTATTAAACCTTGATTTTGATTTTCAAACGTGCTATCCTTAGCGAAATAATTCAATACATTTTTGCTCATTTCAAACGCAAGTAATACTTTGTTAGCATCATCGGCAAATTGCTCATCTAAAAACAATTTCTTCATATCGCTAACTAAATGCCTTGCATCAATATTACGATTAGTTATAATAGTTGAATTTACTTCTAACTTTGAATAAATATCTTTTCTATCATCATCTTGTATTTGAGCCTCGTTACCATCGCTTGAATTCTTAACTAAATACTTTTGCGACATTTTAAGGTTTTTATTCTTAGACCTTAAATTTTCATCGATATTCTGCAATACTTTACAAACTCCTTTTACTCGGCTTTCACTTGTGAAAAATGAATTATTTGTTAATCCGTTAGATAAATCATACAAAGGAATTAACTCACTTAATTTTAAATCGTATTGAGTACTATCTAAAGTATATTTAATAACTCTATCTCCAAATGCTTTTTTATCTTTATCTGTAACAATAAACTTGTCTAATTTATGAGCCTTGTTTAAATCTATTTCACTTGGAATAAGATTAAATATTGCCTTAGGTACATCGTTTAAAAACGCTTTACGTTCTAATATAAAATTAGTTCCAGCAGTTGACAAAAACCACATTTGTTGAAATAACCAATCGTTTTGACTTTGAAAATAGTTAGGTTGTTGTAATAATTTAATATAAGGCGAGTTTTCAATTACTTTACCATTCTTATCAACGTGCTTTATTTCCATTTGAGAATAAAGAGCGGAACGAATAGCACAAATAGTCATTAATACTGGATTGTCTAAAGACATTGCTAAGTATTTATCACTATTAACAAAGTCGTTACCGCCATCTAAAAAATGATATGAAAACTCACCAGCACGATTGCGTTCTACTTGAAATATAGTTCTACCAAATAATTTAATCGACTTTTCTACCATAGCAAAAAAGCCTTAACCGAAATTAATCAGTTAAGGCTATTGTTTTAAAATTAGTTGTGTTTACGTTCATTTGTAATAGTTTGATGCGTCTTCACATCAATTAATTGCTACAAATATATAAATAAATTATTACATTGTATGTAAAATGTTGATTATTTTAAATATTTTTATTTGATGTATATGCGTAATAATATAATTCTTCTCCTTTTGGATAATACAAACGAGATATCTTCATTGATTTATTTTTTTGAATAAAATAAAAATATTCACTTAATTTTACAAATCGAAGTATTTTCATAATCTAATTATTTTGTTATTTCTACTAACTTACCATTCTCATCAATATATTTTATATGATGTGGTTTAAATTTACTTTCTTCTAATTGTTTAGTTAATGTATTGCAAATATCAAAAGTTGTCGGTATTGGTTGTTTATTTTCTTTCATAATTAATAATTTAAGTTAAACAAATATAGTAATTTATATCGACAATCCTCTTGTTTTAACATACCAACTTACACCCATTCTACAACAATCTAAAGCGTGGTCATTTTGGTTATCTTCTGGCACATCCATTTGAATACCTTGATACATTTTCCAGCTATAGTTTTCGTACTCATTCTCTAAATCAATAGAACTTTTAGTATAATAAACATTGCACTTTTGTAGAGTTTCAATACCAGCGTTTATACTTCCATGTCCTTTTTGTGCAAATATTACATTATAACCGCTATTACGTAGCTTTGTACCCTCTGCTTTGTTTAATTCATTTCCGCTATCACAAATGTTTTCTTTTTGTTTTATAGTTCCTAATTTTTCAAACTCATCAGATAAAGTGCTTTCCATTTGATTCATTGGTTTATACAACCTTTGATGAAAGAAGAACGTTTTATCTCCATCAAATTTAAACTCAATATTTGCCGTAGGTGCTGAAAGTCCAAAATCGGTTGCGTAATAGCTTTGATAAGGTAAATCATAAAACGCTTTATCTTCTATTTGTTGCCAATTGCGAAATATTCGATTTGGTTTTTCTGCTTTTAAGCCTAACCCGTACACGCACCACATATATTCTGAGGCGGTGTTTTGTTGTATATTGTATTCCGTTGGTTCGTATGATAATATTTTTTTCTTTTGCTCTAATGGACAAAATGGATTGTCTTTAAATGTAGAATGAATTAAGGTTGCGTTATCTTGTTTTACAAGGTCATCACTCCAAAGTTTACCAACTGGATTGTAGTCCATAAAAACCGCAACACTACACCTCATATCTAATTGGTCGAATGTTTCTTTAGGCATTTTATAGAACTCATTAAACCAAAGATAGTCGGAATGGTATCCGTGAACTTTTAACTCATCATCTGTTCCCTCAATATTTATAGTTGAACCATTTGGAAACGTGAAAATACTTTCGGTTTTATTAAAACGTACACTTTCATAATTGTCTAAAGTTGGATAGTATTTCAACATATCTTGCAGAATAGTATCCTTACAATCTTTTTTAGTATTTCTAAAAACTGCTAATTTAGTACGCTGATTTGTCCACGCTAATATCCAAAATATCTGTAAGATTGAAAACGTTTTACTTGAACGTGAAGAACCGCTATTGATAATATATTTATACTTTTTACTATTTAAAGCGTTCCAGTTCTTTTCAAATACTGGTGTTGCATTAATCTTCATTTGGTCGTGTTATTTCGACTTGAATAGTAGTTGGTGTTTGTTGTATTTCTTTTCCTTTAGTAGTTAAATCAACGTTATCACTAAATCCATTTAACCTTGCGGTTAGGTTTTGTGAATATATCATTGTCATACCTCCGTTAATTTGGTCGTTCTTAATTTCGGCTTTAATACGTGATGTGATAGGGAAATAATTTTCGTACTTATTATCTTTATTTTCAAAATAAGCAGTTAAGTCGGGATATGTTACATCGGTATTATCACAAACAAAACATTCAAAACCAACCATTGTAAGCGGTTTTTCTTTTTCCCTATAAACATCGGTTGCATCTTTACCTACCCAATCTTTTACGATAATAGGTTTACTTTTTACTTCTTTTTTATAAAGAGTAAATAATTCCCACATTCTTTCGGGTGTTTCTATGTATTTATTTTTACCCATAACAACAAAATTACAAAAATATTTTACAATAGCAAGTTTTATTCTTTAAATTTTAATACTGACTTTAATTTTACCATTATTAAATTCAAACTCTTTTATTTCTAATTTCTGCATAAACTCAAATAAGCGTTCGTAATTAACGTTTTTTGATTTTCTATACTGAATTACTTGGGTAATAGAAACGTTTAAAATTTGCGCTAATTTGTAGTTATTCCTCTTTTTTAGTTTCCGCTACTGAATTAGATGTTAAACAATTTTTGTTTTCGTCAAATTTTTTAATTTGAAAGAAACCTATTCTTTTTAAACTTAACAATTCTTTGATTGTCATTTTAGATAACAATGTATCATCGCAAATAAAAGATATTTCGTAAGTAATGTTTCCTCTTTTTATTTCATATGTAAATATTTGTGAATCATAACAAACAAACTTTGCTTTACTATAATACATTTTAAATAATCTAAATTCCTTTTCCTCTTCTTGTAAAAACTTCTTTAATCTAATTTGAAATAAATTTTCCATTTTTTATAAATTTTTAATTTTTATCAAATTTACTAAATTGTTTTAATACTACCAAACTTTT